ATCTCGGACGGCCAGAACCAGACCAACAACGCCAGCGGATCCACCAAGGCAAGCAAGGCCATGAGGCCCGGGTCACGGGTGACGACCTCCAAGAATGTGGACATCGAATTCCCGAGCGCGAACCTCAACGCCAGCGACACCCAGCACGACGGGCGGGCCATAGCTCTCATGATGGCGGCGGGCTTGAACATGCCTGAGTTCATGGTGACCGGGGACGCCAGTAACGCCAACTACGCCAGCACCTTTGAAGCGGCTGGCCCTTCCGTGAAGATGTTTAACGCTTCCCAGGCGGCGCTGGGGTGCTGGCTGGGGCTAGTCCTGGCCCCCCGAGTCTTCAAGGACGGCCAACGGATCGGCGCGGTCTCCCAGTCGCTTGACGCGATGACCGTCGCGGTGAACGGTGATTCAGTGGAGGCCCGGGACAGTGAGAAGCACACCCGGACGATCCTGCTCCAGACGGACGCGGGCCTGATGAGCGACAAGACGGCCCGGGGCGGCTTGGGGTTGGACAACGACGAGGAGGAGGCGGAACTTGAGGCCCAGGTAGCCCGGGACCCGGATGTTAGGATCCGACAGGACGCGGCGGACAATGAGGAAGAGTGACGGCCACCCGTGCCCATGTGGGGGCCATCTAACGGAGGCGGCTAAGAAGGGGCAGACGGGGCGGGAGCTAACGGCGGTCCAGAAGGCGACCCGGAGCACCCCCCCAACGAGCCGGGCAGCGGCGGCCCGCAAAGTCCTCCCGATGAGCGAGGACGAGCGCCAGGAGGTCCAGACCAAGGCGACCCAGTCGTCCCGTAAGGCTTGGCTCCGTAAGATCATCCACGGGGAGGAGCAGCATCAGGCCAGCATGAACCGGGCCAGCCGGGAGATCACGGCGGCGGTCAAGCGGGCGTCCCCGAAGGGGAACCCCAAAAAGCCCATCCCCAACACCCGGGGGAACATCGCCGGGATCCGGGCGGTGGCTGATATTGAGTTCAACGTGGCCAACACCACGGCTATGGCCCAGACCCGGAAGGATGTCACCACCAGCATCCAGGGCGGCGGCGTCTCCTTTGTGCGGGGTGTGGAGCCACTTGTCCCCCCGGAGGAGCTCCAGGAATGGGAGGTCACCCGTTACCTGAGCGGTGCCCGCCGGGGGGTCCTGGCCAAGGGCTTTGACATCCCTGGCGTCCCCCCCCCGGGCTGGACCAAGATCGCGGACGAGGCTTTCCGGTTCATCAACAGCCCATCCGGGATCGGGCGCACCCTATCCGAGCGGGTTTGGAACCAGACGACGAACAACAAGGCCCGGGTTATGGGCATCGTGGCCCAGGGGATGGAGAGCGGGCGGAGCGCCGGGGCCATTGCCAAGGATCTCGAGGGTTTCTTGTCGCGGACCAATAAGAGCGGGTCTGGTATCTACTCCAAGGCGGCCAACAACTATATCCGGATCGCCAGGACGGAGAACACGCGGGCCTATCAGCGGGCCTACGTGAATACGGCCAAGGGCTCCCGATGGGCCAAGGAAATCCAGTGGCACCTGAGCGCCAGCCACCGGGTCCCATGTGTTTGTGAGACTGAAATAGTCGTCGGTGGCCGGGACGGGAAGGGGATCTATCCCGTGGGGAACGTCCCCCCGATCCCCCACCCTCATTGCCTTTGCTACTGGACTACAATTATTCCAGACGAACTATTCCAGGAGGAATAAACCATGCCACGAAACCCACTATACAGAGACCTCAGCGCCGATCAAAAGGCCGTCTATGATGATACCTATGAACTCCTGAGGCTGACATTCCCCAAAGCCTCCGGGGCGGCCCTGGACAGCCGGGCGATGGAGTGCACCCTGGCCGCTGGCCCGGCCCAGTTCGCTCAGGTGGCGGCCAATAAACAAGCTCAAGCGGAAGCCAAGGCACCGGCCAAGACCCCGGCCAAGAAAAAGGCCAAGTAATGAGCGCCCCCGTCCTGACGATCAACAGCGTCCCCAAAGAGATCAGCAACCTGAGCCACGCGGCCAAGGCGCGGGCGTGTAACGTGTTCCACGAATGCGTTCGGCTGGACATGGCTCCCAAGGACGCGCTGAAGGCGGCGGTCGTCGCGGCCCGGCTCCACGACCAGGGCGGCGGGCCAGCCCCCCCGGCCCGGCCCCCGGCGGCCCCCGTTGAGCCCGAGACCGGGACCCCCGACGACCTGATCGACGGCCCGCTACCATTCGACCAAGCCCCGGGCCCCGAGCCCAGGCCGACCACCAAGAAGAAAAAGGCGGCAAAGCGATGAAGAACAAGAAACTACGGTTTGAGGAGGTCCACGGCGGGCTAGATGTAGCCCAGGATCTCTCTCACAATATCGACAGGGAGGCCGGACTGATCAGGAACGTGGCTATCCACGGGCCCGAGAGTCGGAACGGATACAACTACTCCGAGAAGGCCCAAGGTCAGGTGGCCAAGCTCCTCGAGGGGAAGCCGGTCTATCTGGACCACGGGACCGAGAGCGAGTTGAGGGAGCGCGGCGGGAACCGATCTATTAAGGATCTGGCGGGCAAGTGGGAGAACGTACAATTTATCTCGGAGGCCCGAAAGGTGCGCGGGGACATCCGGCCCATTGCGGCCATGTCCGAGCACATCTTCGATCTCGCAGAGAGTCATTCCGAGAATTTTGGGACCTCCATCGTAGGCGACGGGCTGGCCTCAAGGAACGATGATGGCAGCATCAGGGAAGTGCTCGAGATCAACGCCATGCACTCGGCGGATCTGGTCACGAACCCGGCCACCAATGACAACTTGTGGGAAGAGGGAAGCGGCGACATGAATATCAACGAAGCAACGCGGCTGGGAGACTTTCTCCGCGCCGAGCGAGAGCGGAAAGACATGAGCCCCGAAGCGGTGGCCCGTGCAGCCGGAATCTCCACCAGCACCCTGTCCCAGATCGAGCGCGGAGAGATCGAGCGACCACCTGACAACAGACTCCGGGGCTTTGCCCGGGCACTCGGCGTGTCGTTTGACCGCCTAATTAACCTGATCCCGGAGAACGTCCGGGATCATTACGAAGGGGAATACATGCAGACTTACCAGGAGATCCTGAAAAGCGATCCTGATTTGGCTCAGGAACTCTTGGCTGAGGCCAAAAAGAGCCTGGGCGAAGGCGGGGCCGAAGGAACCAAGGCGCTCCAAGTGGAGATTAAGAGTCTCCGCGAGGAACTTCAAGCCAACAAGGACGAAGCCGAGAAGGCCGACGCCGACAAGGCTCAGGCCGAGATGGTGCAGGAAGCCGTTAAGGAGTCCGGGATCGACAAGGCCCTGCTCTCCGAGACCTTCAGCGCCATCCTGGCCAAGGCCAACGACAAAGCCTCCGCATTGGTCCTCCTGGAGGATCGCAAGGCCGTGGGCCAAGCGTCCCAGGTCAAGGGATGCGGCGCGGCTGGCGGCAACGGAGACCCCGCAAAGGTCTCCGCAAACTTCCATGAAGCCCTCAAGGGCACCAACACGGGTGGGGCGGTCGCTGACCTGTCCATCGACACCCTGAAGTTCTGAGGAGGACTGACCCATGGCAAACGTAAATCGAGTTAGTCGGGGGAAGCCCCAGGCCATCGACGTCTACCAGAAGACCACTTCCACCGACGCTATCGAGCAGGGGGATCTGCTTCAGATCCTCAGCGCCAAGGCGGCTGTCATCGCTTCGGCGGCTGATAACCTGAAGTTCCTTGGGGTGGCGTTCGACGCCAGCCCTTCAGGGGAAGCCCATGTGAGCGTAGCCCTTCCGGACGGGATTACCGTTTGGGAGTTCCCGCTGAACGCGGCCACCCTGGTCACCCCGGGTTCCGAGTTCCAGGGGACCGGGGCGCAGGAACTCACGAAGTCCGCCGTAGACGCGATTGCGGTCGCCGAGGGCGGGCAGTTCGTCACCGCTACCACCGTCAAAGCACGGCTCAAGTTCACCGCCGCCCACGCCCTTGGGGATGCAGCGTAACCCCTGAGGAGGGAAAATCATGAAACCCATCAAGGTTTTGAACACCAGTTGCCGGGAGAACTTCAAGGGGCTTGGCTCCAAGATCCTTCCGTCAGGTTCCGAGGGCCAGCGTATCAACGCGGTGGCTCAATACATCACCGAGCATAACGCCAAGGCGATGGCCCAGGCCACGCTGGACGCTTCCGGGAGAATGGTCTGGGACAAGGACCACACCCCGGTCCGGCTGGGGGAAGACTTCTCTATCGGGGAGCTTTTCTACGCTTGCACCGGCTCAACGGCTCTCCCCGAGAACTCCCACGAATTCCGGGAGACCGTGGGTACCGGCGCTTTCGCCAAGATCACCCAGAAGGCGATCAGCCCCGAGATCCTGAAAGCGTATCAAAACGCTAACCGGGTTTGGGACAAGCTGGCCACCCAGGTCGGATCGGATGTCGAGAAGGAAACCGTTCCTGGGATCGACGACGACATGCTTCCTGAGCTTGTGGTCGAAGGTCAGGAATACCCGAGCGCGAACCTCACTGAGCGGTACGTGACGATCACCAATTACAAGTACGGGAAGACCCTTCCTGTCACCATGGAGTTGGTCCGCTACGATCAGACCGGGGAGATCCTCCGCCGGGCCCGCATGATCGGGGAGCGCGGCGCAGACTTCAAAGATAAGGTCGTCGTCCACAACGCCACCGACCAGCTGGCCGGGACCGCCAAG